CACTGGCAACATGGTTGCGTTGCCTAATAATAGAGTGAGGGTAACTCACCCTGCGTGGTTTGAAGCTGGCGAAGGTGCTCCTGACTTTAAACCTAACCAAAACATATTTCACTCTAAGCAGGACGTAGAGTACGTTTGGGATACGCAACGAGTGTTTAACAATCTATACAGTGAGGACTAATCATGAAAATGAAAAAGAAAGGTATGGCTCGTGGTGGAGCTATGAGAAAATACAAAAACGGTGGTAAAGTAAAGAAAAAAGGCATGGCTAATGGCGGCAAAGTAAAGAAAACCATGAAGAAAAAAGGCATGGCTAATGGCGGTAAAACAGGTATGACTTTAGCTGGTATTCGTGCAGCAGCAAAAGCCAAAGGTTATAAACTTATGAAAGGGTAGCGTTATGAGAACCAAAAACGCAAACGTTATCAACCCTATACAACCTATGTATAATACTACACAAGCAGATCAAGAGAGGCAGCGTAGCATGATGATGGGTCAACAGCAACGGAAACCTAAGAAAGATCCAAAGATGATGGGTACAGCCCCAGCTATGGGTATGTCTAAAGGTGGAAAACTAAAAGATGTGCCAACAGATAATACAGGTTTAGGTAAACTTCCTGCAGGGGTACGAAACAAAATGGGTTTCAAAAACAGAGGCGGCATGATCAGTGACGGAGATAAGGACTACAGAAAGTCTGGTATGTTCTATAAAGGTTAGCATAACGGTTATGCAATAATGTCTATTTAATTTTGTCCACATATGTGTAAAACTATTCTTAGTACACAACTAATGTAAGAAAGGATAGTTTATGTGGACAAGATTATTAGATGTGCTCAAAAGAGCAAACAACAAGATAATACAACACCAAGAGCGAAGAGTAGCTCACTGGCAGTTGACAAGTATGACCGATCAACAGTTAAAGGATATAGGTATCACTCGTGGCGACATCAACAAAAAAGTCAACCGTTAACAAGGCAGGTAATTATACTAAGCCTACTATGCGTAAGCGTTTGTTTTCTTCCATTAAAGCTAGCAGCAAAGGTGGAAAACCTGGACAGTGGAGCGCCAGGAAAGCACAGATGCTTGCAAAACAATACAAAGCAAAAGGTGGAGGGTACAAATGAGAGTACTTAAATGGTTTTGGAGATACTTTAAAAGAATAGGGTGTGCAATTTTAAACAAGAACTGTGGACCCGATTGCAACTGCAAGGCTTAATATGGCACTTAAAAAGTCTCAGAAAAGTTTAAAGTCATGGACAAAACAAAAGTGGCGAACTAAAAGTGGGAAGCCTAGTGCTAAAACTGGTGAGCGTTATTTACCTAGTGCGGCTATTAAGTCTCTTAGCCCTGCTGAGTATGCCGCTACAACCAGAGCAAAGCGAAAAGGCACTAAGGCAGGTAAGCAGCATGTGGCTCAACCTAAGAAGATCGCAAAAAAAACCAGAGCCTACAGGAAAGTAAAATGACAAGAACTTTAAATGAGAAACAAACTAAGTTCCTAGAAGTTCTATTTGAAGAAGCAGGTGGGGATGTTGTTACAGCTAAGAAGTTAGCAGGGTACAGTAACAACACACCCACTACATCTATAGTGGAGGGCTTGAAGGATGAGATATTTGACGCTACTAAAACGTACATGTCAAGGATTGGACCCAAAGCTGCAGTCGCTTATGGTAGGGCTTTGGACGATCCTACCCAGCTAGGAATAAAAGAAACACTAATGGCTGCAGGTCAGATACTTGATCGTGCAGGTGTAGTAAAAACAGAGAAAGTATCAGTGGAGTCTACAGGAGGTTTGTTTATCTTACCACCTAAAGAGGATACCAATGCAGAATCTGACGAGTGAAAGACCTTTACAATATGAATACTGGACACTGCCTAAAGTACCGTTTAAGGTAAAGCTGTGGCAGAGGATTCCAAAAGTAAGTAAGAATATTCCTTTCGGATATGAGGTAGACCCAGAGGATGAGGATTGGTTAAACCCTATCCCAGAACAGTTAGAACTATTAGAGCTTGCTAAGAAACACGTAAAGCAGTATAGTTTAAGACAAGTAGCTGCGTGGCTAACAACACAGTCAGGTAGAAGTATAACACACGATGGGTTAAAGAAAAG